AATGTCAAAACTACAAAATGTACATACAAAATGTTGTGATGTATGTACTGATGATACTGAAAAATATTATAGTATTCCATTTTTTCATCAAAATAATTGTGGAGAATCATGTATTAACCCAGATGATTTTATAAAGTATAAAATATTTGAACCTTTTCTGACTAAGGCAAATACATCATATCCATGTGAAGACATGGGATTTATATTTTATATTGATACCGAAACACATGGTTTTGGACCTGTACAAATAGATTTAGATTTATATTCTAATAATTTGGAATACTATATATAAATACTACCCTAAAACCAAAATATATTATTTACTTCCCTTTTTTGTCTATTGTATTGGCTTTGAAAAATAAAAATTGAAAATGATTTGTGAAAAATAAATTTATATATATATTTCTATTTCTGTATTCATAAAATGATAAAACAAACTGAAGTGAGTAATAATAGTTCTGATTTATGTAATTATTGTATTGGATGTTCTTTGTGTTTAATTACATTAGCATTGATTGCTGGATATGTTGCTTATATTACTTTTGGAATCATATTTTTGATACAAGATTATGGTATATCAAATGATTGTAAAAATTCTAATAATGAAAGTCGTTTATGGGAATACGTATTAGTATCAGTTATATTAAGCAGTAGTCATATTAAAATACAAATTAATAATGATAATGATAATATTATATATTCTTTTATCACTTTAATTGGTATTATGAACTTAATTTTATCCATTTGGGGAAGTATTGAATTATGGTCTTTGTCATGTGATGATTTAAATGATAGTAATTTATGGAAAATTGGATTTGTATCATGTATTTTACAACTTATAGCTAGCATTATATGTCTGGTTTTAACACCAATTATATTATACTACTATATTATTAATAATATTATATTAGAAAAAGAAAATACATCTGATAATCCATTACAAGAAGAATTACCAGTGTAGGAAATATAGTAGAAAAGCAAAATAATTAAAATAAAAAATTGATTTTTTTTATTTTAATAATAAAATTACTATAACAACAATATCAGTTTATAATATGGATCTAACACAAAGCAAATTAACTAAGAGTGAATGGAACAATACAGAGATTCCGGTAAGTGATCATGAGAAGTTTATTCTGACAACTATCGTGGAGGGTTTTTCAAATGTGAACATACGAAAAAATAATAATAAAAGTATGTTCAGTGTGATAAAAATCGAATATAATCAAGAAAATGAGATGTTTCTTTTTGATAAATATTTCGAACCATTGATCAAAGAACAACAAAAATATGTGGCGGAAAAATATAATACAAAAATAAAAAAAACAAAGCAACCAAAAAAGGCAGATATAATGCGAATTGATAATATGGATAATTTAATACAAGTAAAAAAGAATGAGATCTATGAATTCATTTTATTAGATTTTTGTAAAAAAATATTAAAATCGATATATAATTCGAAACCGGACTATGCGTATTATTTGTATACTTTAATTCATATGCGTAAAAATTCAATTGATCGCGTAAATGATCATGTTTGGAAATATATTGATCATATAATCGCCATTATTAAAGCGAAATTGGATATAAGTCATGTAGTATATAATGCGTACGAATATATTGAAAAAAACCCGAATTTGTTGAAATATGAAGACATAACATTATTCAGTCATCAAAAGGAGTTATTTTCGACATTTCGCAGTAAATCTCCGAAATTGGTGTTATATATCGCACCTACAGGAACTGGAAAAACATTATCACCAATTGGTTTATCTGAGAAATATCGGGTTATATTTATATGTGTATCCCGTCACGTAGGATTGGCCTTGGCAAAATCATCTATATCAATGGGTAAAAGAGTGGCTTTTGCGTTTGGTTGTGATACCGCTTCAGATATAAGACTTCATTATTTCGCGGCGTCAAGTTATACGCGTAATAAAAGAACAGGTGGAATAGGAAAAGTGGATAATAGTGTAGGCGATAAAGTGGAGATTATGATCTGTGATGTACAATCATATTTGACAGCCATGTATTATATGTTATCTTTCAATGAAGAAGATAATATTGTTACTTACTGGGATGAACCGACCATTACAATGGATTATGAAGAACATGGTTTACATGAAAAAATACAGCAAAATTGGAAAGATAATAAAATATCGAAATTGGTTCTTTCATGTGCTACTTTACCACATGAAGAAGAAATACAGGAAACATTGGCGGATTTTCGTGCGAAATTCGAAAATGCGGAAATAGTGAATATAAATAGTCACGATTTCAAGAAATCGATTTCATTGCTAGACAAGGATTGTAAATGTGTATTACCTCATTTATTATATTCTGATTATGATAAACTGAAAACGTCATTACAACATATTTCCAAACATAAGACATTGTTGCGTTATTTCGATTTACAAGAAATAGTAAATTTCATTAGATATATTCATACTTATAATTTAATAGATGAACGATATAAATTGAGCAACTATTTTGACAATATTGATGATGTTACAATGAATAGGTTGAAAATGTATTATTTAACACTATTAAATACTATAAATAGAGAGAATTATATTAAATCGCATAATTATTTGGTACAGATATTAAAATATAAGTTTGATACAGCATCAAATTCAATTCAAAGAATGAAAAGTGTGGATGTATTTAGCCAATCTATAGCAAGTGCTGGAGATTTAACTAAAACATCTAGTTTGGACAGCGTTAAACAAAATGAGTTATATCGTGGTTTATTATTGACTACACGTGATGCGCATACATTAACAGATGGACCAACAATCTTTATGGCAGAAGACGTTCAAAAAATCGCAAAATTTTATGTAAAAACGTCGAATATTCCGAAGAGTGTATTTCAGAATGTAATGTCTAAAATTACATCAAATAATGGCGTTCAAGAGAAATTGGAGAGATTACAGGAAAAATATGAGAATTTGATGAGTTTATGCGAGGAGGACGATGGAAAGGATCGTAAGAGTGAGCGTAAAGAAAATAAGACGCCTGAAATACGTAAATTGGCAAACGAAATGGAAAATATGAAAACACTTATTCAAAATGTAAATTTGGATAAGGTTTATGTACCAAATAGCAAGGAGCATCAACAATTATGGACAAAAACACATAATTCAAATTTATTTACATCAGATATAGATGAAACAAATGTCCGAAAAATAATGGAATTATCGGTAAGCGATGATCAAAAGATATTATTACTTATGGGAATAGGTACATTTGACAGTGAAAGTAATGTTAAGTATTTAGAAATCATGAAGACATTGGCATATGAGCAGAAGCTATTTATTATAATAGCTTCAACTGATTATATTTACGGAACGAACTACATGTTCAGTCATGGATACATTGGAAAGGATTTGACTCAGATGACACAACAAAAGATTATACAAGCAATGGGACGTATTGGACGGAATAAAGTACAACAGGATTATACTGTGCGATTTCGTGATAACGAAATGATCGACAGACTGTTTAACAAGTCTGAACATAATTTAGAGGCTACGAATATGAATAAATTGTTTAATAGTTAGGCGTAGTTAGGATGTAATTAGTTTATATTAAAAATGGACATTTTTTATTTTAAATCTTCACTTGTATATATACTATGGAGAATAATACTATGAAAGATAATACTGTTTATATAGCTATAATGGTACATGGTTCCAGTGAATTCAATGTTACATGGGATACGAAGAAAGAAAAACGCGGATATCATACATTTTCTAGATCATATCATCCATCGGAAGTCACAATACCTGAAGGTGTAGAATACGTTCAGTATATTAGTCACGCACCTTTAGGTACTTGTAATTTTAGTAGTTCTAAATCTAAGAAAAATTCATTAACAAATCTTGAAAAACATATAAGTGAATTGAAAGTACTGGATGGACAACAATTGTCAGAAAAATTAATTGAACTAGATCATGAAATCTCGCCCTCTATTCAAGATATTGACAAGGATATTAAATATTATGAAAGATGGTTGAATGAATCGGAATCTCTTAAACCACTCTTGACTTTTTCTTTTTATCGCGATAAATATAAAGAAAAAATTAGAGCGTACGATAAAAAACTCGAGGAAAGGAAGGCAATAATTAGAGAATTACAAGCTACAAAACATATATCAAAGAAACGTGGTATTTACTCATATATCGAATACGATAAAAACTCTCAAAATCCAGAGAATATGATTCTATCCAAAATCTTTCAGAGAGATTATAAAACGGAAGGTGGAATATATGTTATAGCGAGAGAGGGGGGTAAATTAAAATCCAGTTTTGAAAAAGGAATATTTAATAACATATCCAGATCCTTAGAAACTAATTTATCAAATGTACTTAAGTATTTGAATAAAAGAGGTTATACGCGTATTGTAATTATTGATTATTCCTGTAATAAAGGACAATATAGAGGTGAAAAAGTTCCTAGAAATGTTCTAATGGGAACAAGGAAAAATAGGTATACTTCTGCGGTCAGAAGTAGAAGTAGAAGTAGAAGTAGGAGTAGAGATAGAAGTAGGAGTAGAAGTAGTAGAGATAGAAGTATAACTAGTAGAGGTAGAAGTAGAACTAGAAGGTCTAGAAGTTATATGTCTTCTATAAGTGGAACTAGCGAATAATATATCATATCATAAGTAAATCATTCGGCTTTTTATACAGTTGGAAAGTAAGCCCAATCTAATTCTTCACAAACTTTTTTCCATATTTGATCTTGTTCTAATTGTTTTTCGCGATCTTTCATTAAAGGAATATATGGTAAATATTGCGTTTGGTCGAGTAGCACACATAGTTGATAAAGTGTATATGTATAATTGAAGAAATTGGTACGATTGGGTGGACAGTGGATAGCCCAAGGTTTTTGAATTTCGATAAAAAGAACACATAATGTTTCATGTAATTCTTCGCTCATGATTGGTGGTTTAATGCCAAAAACAGAATTAATATATTGAATATGCTCAAAATATTTATTATAACCCAATTTACGTAATATTTCTCGCATTTTATCGTAATTTAACTCTTTTTTCAAGTCAGTTATGCGTTCTTTTTTCAGTCTCTTTTTTATATCTTCTATTACCTTTTCAGGTATTTGTGTAGTTTCTTTCGCCTGAAATTGCGATAATATTTCTTTGAAATGATTTAATCTGATATATGAAGTATATGAAACTTCATGTGGAGGTTCTTTGTTTGATGGTTTAGAACTTTCAACAATATGGTTAATAAAGTTACCACATTGAATGTTATTACAAATTAGAATTCCATCATCTTCTTGATGTATCATTTCGCCATTACCACATACCAGACATATATCAAAATTCTCAATGAAATCATTAGCATTTACAATGTCATTATGTACATTTTTCCAATATTGTACTATTGATTTTTTCGAATTATCAATAATATTTAATTTTTCTTCAGTTTTGATTTTGAAGAAAGAGTTTAGGACATTCACGTTTTTATGTTCTCCACTAGAAATATTTTTTTTGTCTTCAAAATAATTAAATAAAGGTTTAGAATTATCTAAAAAATATTTTTTTTTCTTGGATTTGAGTGATTTAATTTTATCATTTATTATTGATATTTGATCTTTAATATTCATAAATTCATCTATTTCATGATCTTTTAACTTTCTTGCTTTATTCTTTAATTCCTCTTTAGCATCTTTTAATTTAGGTATAATATTTTCTTCATCATTGGCGAATTCTTCTAAAAAATGACTATGTGTTTTATCTATACTATGAATAGTTTTTTCATTTCTCTTCATTCATATTAATTAAACATATTTTGCTTTTATATTTTGATTTACTGATATTAATTATGTTAAAAATACATAATTATATTAATCAGATTTTATATTATGGACGATAAACAAATACAATTTCACAAAATGAAATTCATTATGAATGCTTTAGAAGATGGATGGAGTGTTAAAAAAAGAAATGAAACATATATATTTGTAAAAAAGCATGAGAAGAAAAGAGAAGTCTATGAAGAGAAGTATTTAGAAAATTTTGTTAAAAGAAATATGGGAGAAAATAAAATTAATTAATTGTTTTTTTCTAAATTTTTTTCTTTAGTTATACTATACTCAATATGGGTGGTGCTTTGATGCAATTAGTCGCTTACGGTGCTCAAGATGTTTTCCTTACAGGAAACCCTGAAATCACATTCTGGAAGGTTTCTTACAGAAGACACACAAACTTTGCCATGGAATCCATTGAACAAACATTCTCTGGACAAGCCGACTTCGGAAGACGTGTTACATGCACAGTCTCCAGAAATGGTGATCTTGCTTACAGAACATACCTTCAAGTAACTCTTCCTGAAATTGACCAAGGAATGAAGAACAGCACAGGTGCTGTCTATGCCAGATGGTTGGACTTCCCTGGTCACCAACTTATTGCCCAAGTTGAAGTCGAAATCGGTGGTCAAAGAATCGACCGTCAATACGGTGACTGGATGCACATCTGGTGCCAACTTACCGGTTCATCCGAACAATCCAAGGGTTACAACCAAATGGTTGGACAAACCACACAACTTACATACATCACAGACCCTGACTTCGCTGATGTTAACGGACCTTGCGCTGCCTCTTCTGGACCTGCTCAAGTATGTGCCCCTAGAAACGCTCTTCCTGAAACCACCCTTTACATTCCTCTTCAATTCTGGTATTGCAGAAACCCTGGACTTGCTCTTCCTCTTATTGCTCTTCAATACCACGAAGTCAAGATCAACCTTGATCTTAGACCTATTGGTGAATGTCTTTGGGCCGTCAGTGATCTTGTTTCTGGTGCTTCCGTCCAATCTGCCTACCAACAAGGTCTTGTTGCCGCCTCTCTTTACGTCGACTATGTCTTCCTTGACACAGATGAACGTAGAAAGATGGCCCAAAACCCTCACGAGTACTTATTCGAACAACTTCAATTCACAGGTGATGAATCTGTTGGATCTTCTTCCAACAAGATCAAGTTGAATTTCAACCACCCATGTAAGGAACTTGTCTGGGTTGTCCAACCTGATGCCAACGTTGACTATTGCTCATCCCTTATTGCCGGTGAGACTCTTTTCAAGACTCTTGGTGCCCAACCTTTCAATTACACAGATGCCATTGATGCTCTTCCTAACGCCTACCAAGCCTTCGGTGGTGAAGCTGCCACATCTGGTGTTAATGCCTTCATCACTGCCTCTGGTCTTTTCGAATCTCCTGATGCCGCTGATGCTGCTACAACTCAATCCGCTGTCTCTGATGCCGGAACATTCGTTCTTGCCGAAACAGCCCTTGACATGCACTGTTGGGGTGAAAATCCAGTTGTTACTGGTAAACTTCAACTTAACGGTCAAGACAGATTCTCTGAACGTGAAGGTACATACTTCGATGTTGTCCAACCTTACCAACACCACACACGTGCCCCAGATACAGGTATCAACGTCTACTCCTTCGCTCTTCGTCCTGAAGAACACCAACCTTCTGGAACATGCAACTTCTCCAGAATTGATAACGCTACTCTTCAACTTGTTCTTTCTTCCAACACTGTTGGTGGAACAAACACAGCCAAGGTCAGAGTATACGCCACTAACTACAACGTCCTTCGTGTCATGAGTGGTATGGCTGGTGTTGCTTACTCCAATTAAGCGTGATAATACACTTGTTTTTTAAAAAATAATTATTAAATTTATTAATAATTATTAAACTATTACAATAGTTGTTCTAAATTTTCGATCTTTTCCATTTCATTTTTATACAATTCATTTGCTAATGATTTCCCAAATGCTGTGACAAACATATGTTTATTACTTATATTATCAATGCGTTCCTGATATAATTGTTTTGATCTATGAAATGAGTTCGTATAAGATAAATTATGTTGATGAATGCCAAATAAAATCGCACGGTTGAAATCGTATCCACATAATAAATCAGCTTCGCGTACAATATGATATGCTGTTTGATATTCTTTCAAATTTGGAAATCCATATTTAATAACTTTACTATATGACATAGAATCAATGATTTTACATATTGTGGATACATCTGAATTATCATATTTATTTTCGAGTAAAAAATTATTGATTTTATCTAATTCTTCCATATTATTGTCAACATATTTTGAATCACACATATCATGTAAAAGCGCACTGGTGTATATTATATTTTGTTGTTTTTGTAAATATGGGTAATTTACAAATTCTGCGTTATATATTTGTTTGGCATAATCCAATGTATTCAATGCGTGATAAAGTGAATGACTTTCATCTATATTTAACTTTTGACTTTGATATAGTATGAAACCAACCAATTTATTAAATGGTATTCTCATATACTTATAAATAAGGTTTTTTTATTTTATTATAATATTAATAATATAAAAACATTCATAAGTATATTTTATGTCACAAAGAACTTGTAGTACACAAAATGAATTATTATTACAAAGTTTATATAAATTTTATGATAAAAATATTCATCTAGATAAAATGATTTCAGTTATTAATGGTGAATCAAAGATATCATTACGTATTGTGGATTGGTTTGTTACAAATTATTCTAAAAAACATTTTGTTATTTTTTCTATTGTTGAAAATAATGAACGCACACGATTTAAAGTATATAATGATTATAAATTAAAATTAAAAGCCTATAGTAAAAAGAGATTTGATCCATTTTGTCGTTGGGAGCGCATTAGTTTTCCTTATGATGAAAATAAATATGTAGAAACCACGATTGGTCAATTAAATTTTTTCAAATGGTGTATTGAAAATTCTATATTGGAATATATAGAACAAAATTATGTAGATCTTGAAAACGACATGAATTCCCGAAATAGTTCATCCAAGAAAAAGGAGTATACAGAACAAGATGGAAAAACGCGTAAAAAACGTGAAGAATTATCTATTTCTGCGACAAAATGTATTAAAAAAGAAAATGTTCAAATTAAGGTTACATTTAATTAGTAAATTCGCCATATAATGGTTCACATGTTGAGTCTTTAAATGTAGCATAATACGTGACTTTATATGGTTGTGTATTTTGTAATGATTTATAAATAAATTGCCATTCTAAAAAACCATAAGTTGCGTTCAAAATACAATCATATATTTTACTTTCGAATTGATTATATTCTCCTTTATTTATAGTCGAATTTTGCGGAAAAATATTGAGAGGTTGATTTCCATATCCACCCATATGGTTCGCCAGAATATGACCGGCATCACAATTGTCTGCGCCGTCATCTTCTAACATTCGTGCGTAACTGCGAGTACAACTTGTAGTATCAGTACCATGATTTAGAGAATCGGGAGTCACTGTACCTTGAGCAAATACAACTACTGGATATCCATTGTGTTCTTCATAAATATAACTTATTTTAGATCCACCATTGCCCATTACTATATCATTTTCACCTACAACTGGACAAGGGACGGTAGTACAAACACAATCTTGTGAATATACACGCATGAAGCAGAACAACAACACCCAAAATAGCATATTGTATATAATATTGAATATTATATAAAATTTTTTATTAAATACTTGGAAATTAATTCAAATACAATGGTTTATGTGTAACATTAGCTGGTTTTGGTTCCATTACAATTACCTCTTTAGTAGGTACCACATTTAAACTAGGTAATATTTTTATTTCAGGTTTTACAGGTGTCTGAGGGTTAACCAAATTAGTAGAATTAATTCCAAATAAACTGGATTCTATGTCTATAGGATTATATGAAAGGACTTGAGGAGCCATTCTTCCGGATAAAAGCCAATTACCTGGTAAACATACATCTGTTGGCTTACTGTATCCTTCGTATACTTTATAATCTGCGTCATGTTTTAATGATGCTTGTTCTGCTTGATAATCACCTGGTGTATTTATATTTCTTGTAGATGCCATATAGTATAAATCAACATAATTTATTTTTTAAAATCTTGTAATTATTATTACTAATTCTGTTTGTTTGGTAAAAATCAATTAAACAATTATGAAAAAACTCGAAATAGTCATAAGAAAATAAAATGGCTAAACCAATACCATGATCTACAGAAAACATTTGTGCTGCTGCCAAACTATATAACTCTTTGAATTCCGTATGTTCTTTTGTTTTTTCATAAATATTATCCATAATCGTCGTCATAATCGCACTATCATATAATAGTTCATCTTTTGTCTCATTATCTAAATCGCTATCCATTTGATCCCATGGTACATTTATGTTATGTTTTTTCATATTTGTAACATTACGCAAACATGCTCTATATGAATAATTATCATTATATTTTACTTGCGCATTTATATTATACATTAGTTATAATATAAAACAGTGTTTAAGTTCTTTGTACATTAACTTCTCTAGTGGACGCACCTCCACGAGTCCAACCATCCAATGCCAATTCTTCAATAGACTTAGATGGATCATTAAAACGGGCTTTTAAATCTTCATTAAGAGGATATTTGGAGTAATCCATAAACTCTTTATCCATAATAGTGGTTTTGCGATCACGAATACTGTCACCTTGCTTTAAAGTAGATTCAATATCAACATTTCCAGGACCTTTTCCTAAATAAGGAACTGTTAAAAAAGGACGTTGGTGAAGTTGAATATTTTCGAAATGTTGATATGTTGGCTTTAATTTACTTTCTTGATCAACGGCATCACCTGGAAGACCACCTAATGTACTCTTGAAGTTAACAGTCAAATTATTAAGAGCGAAGTTGATATGTTTATCAGAAGTAAATGTGCTGCTATAGTTTTCTAATACATGATTAGTGTACTTCTTATTTTGAATATTTCTTTGTGTGCTGTCAGTTTTATCTGCACCTAACCTATCTAAATTTTGTATGCTACCATCTGTACTGAACATTACTATAATATAATATATATAAATTTATTTACAAATTGTCATAATTTTGAGCATATTTTCCACAAGCAAATGAATTACCTTCTTTACATGACGTCATGTTTCCGTAACAAAAATTGGCAAATGCTGTCTGATCATTGGGTATAGTAGTACTTGGATTTGAATAAAACTGGCGCATCGATTGTTCAAAAGCCATTTCTTCGCCTAAATCTTTGAATAATTTATCCTTAATATTCGGTAAATCTGGGTTCATTTCCTGAATGGAATCTTTGACTTTATTATTTATATCATATTCATTCTCTTGCTCATACGCAGGTAACGCGGCTTTTTTATCTGGGTTATATTTTATATCACTTATTAAAACATTGCTAAAAGGATTAGTGGATGTAGGAGGTTGGAATACATCGGGGTTTTCTAAATCATTTTCTTCAATATAATCCTTATATAATTCGAAATTTTCTTTGTTACAATACAAAGAATAAAAATAAACAAATACTAAACTTAATATTCCACTAATTAAATATTTAATACTTTGGCCAAATAAATATGCTAAAAATGTTAAAATTATAATTAATCTAGTTAATGCATTGATTTTTCTATTAAATTCCATATTTCCTAATGGAAAAATTTCATTAATATTTTTCAATAAAATATTTGGATCTTCATACCAAAGAACTAGTTCGTCTTTTATTTCGTTTTGTGAAATATCATTATCGGATGAATCGTAACTAGACATTTATATAATTGTTATATTTTATAATTAGAATTATATTGAAAACTAATTATAATTATACATTCATTCACATTATGATAATCTATTTTTTTTCTGAAAAAGTCGCACATTTTTTATCATCAGGAACAATCGTTAGAACACATTTTTTCTTCTTACCATTCAATGGTTCAATACATCCTTTTTCACTTTTAATGTCATTCTCTTTATCTGTTTTACAACGAGCGCGAAAATGCTCATAACGATCACGTACTTCACTATATTTTATACTGGATTTTTTATGTAACATTTTATTAATAACCTCATGTAAATCATAAACATATTTCGAAAATGTAGCCCGAGATTTCATATGGCTTATATTGAGCGGTAACTGTTTCAAATTATTATGAAAATTTACACGACATTTGCCACATGGCAATACATGTTGTAAACTTAATATAAAATTTCTATAATTAATTTTATCACAATTACGAGGTTTTACAGGATAATTAAAACTCATCGTATGTAAACTATGCCACAGACTCGGTCCCCATATTCTGGTTAACATTCCATCATTGCTATTGTAATCTTTTATTGTGAAATTACGTTTTTTGTTTGTTTTTTTCATTGTTCTTTGTTTACGTGTTCTCATATTTATATATACAAAGATTGTTTTATTTTTTAAAATTATTATTTATTCAGTTTATTCTCGAGTTTGTCAAAAAAATCTTGCTTATAAAGACCAGTTGGTTTATAATCTTTAATGGAATTATATACCTTACCATCTTTTGTTGCTTGAGGTAAAGCTTTCGTATTTTCATCTTCTTTTTCCTCTTCTTTGTTAATAACATTACCGCGTTCATCCAATACAATACCCATTTTCTTTTTAATTTCATGTCTAACATATGACGGAACAAAATTGTGCCAACTGACAAATAGTGTATTTGGATGAACATATTTAATGAAAAAACCATTTTGTTCAAGTTGTGTTACTAAATATCCTAAACACTCTCCTTTATCATAAATTGGCTGTCCGACAATGAATTCTGGTACTAAATACCAAATATGTGTTTCATTACTATTTTTATTTCTCGACGTTGCTTCAATACGTTTATGTATACGATTTAAAATTTTGTTAAAAATAGATAATTGTTTCAAATCCCGTTTTTGACGCTTTTCATACAAATCATCAATATTTATTTTCTTTGATACTTCCTCATCATTTTCAAATAAGAAGATAGACGACATTTATATAAAATTCATATAATATTATATAAAAAAAAACAAATTAATGCATATATGGACAAAGAAATAGAAAATGATGAAAATATTGAAGAAGATCAAAAAATAATCAAAAATATTGTTATATCTGGTGGAGGTCATACATTATTAACATTTTATGGTATTTTGAAAGAAGCACAAATCGCAAAATATTTCTCTATTGAAAACATTGAATCAATATACGGAACATCTGCTGGAGCATTAATTGGGTTTATGATATCTTTATCTGTGGATTTTGAAATTTTGGACAAATTTTTAATTAATCGACCATGGAATAAAGTGTTTGATGTTAACGTTGATAAAATATTTGGTATGTTTGATAATTTGGGTATATTTTCTAAAAAACATATATGTGAGCTCATTAATCCATTAATACATAGCAAAGACTTACATCCAGACATAACATTACAAGAATTATATGATTATAATAATATAGAATTTCATGCGTTTGCTACTGAATTAAACAGTTTTACATGTGTTGATTTTTCATATAAGACTCATCCAACATGGCGCGTTATAGATGTATTAACCGCTACTAGTGCTATACCATTTTTATTTGAACCTGTATTTATAAATAATATGTGTTATATTGATGGAGCTCTTAAAAATGATTTTCCAATAGAAGAATGTTTACAATCTTGTAATGAAGATGAAACATTCTTTGTAAAAAAAGAAAATAATAATGATATTTCAATTAATGAAAATAGTACATTTGAAAATTATTTTACATTATTGATTCAAAAAGTAATGATAAATGTTTCTAGTAGAAAAACTATGAACATGATATCAGTTTCTGATAGTCTTTGTACATTAACAGAAATATTAGAAGTAACATCAAATGAAGAAAAACGAAAATCAATGATCAATACAGGGGAGGAATTATTTAAATCATACCTGTCTTCATGTTAGTATTATATGTTGATGTTGTATTTTGTAATTTGGTTATATCCTTTAATAATGATTCACGATATGTTTTAATGCCTTTATATTTTTTTATCGTTTTGTTCAAAGATTTCAATAAAGTCTTTAATGTTTTATCATGTTTTTGTAATTTATTATTAGAAAAATATAAACTACGTTTTATAGCACTACTTTCCAATATTAATTCATATCTTTGTAATAATTCATCAATATTAGGACGTATTTCTAAAGAAGCAGATATCATTGTTTTAAATAATTCCCTAAAATCGCTCCAAATATTATTATCCATTAACCTCTTACAGTTATTTAAAACATATAAGAATGACACACCTAATCCATAAATATCAATACTATTAACTGTCTTCTCAATATAATAATTATATTGATCTTTTTTCAAAGACATGAAAAAATTATAGAAAAATTGTGTATTTTCTTTGATAAATACATCATTATCATCAACCATCAAATAAAACATTTCCATGTGAGATTCTGTATCATATAATTTATTTTTGATTAAATTGTTAAATAATGATCTTCTTTTCTTATTCTTTGATTTACTCACTTTATTAAATACTTTGCGATTCAATAAACTCAATTCAAATGGAAAATACCAATATGGTCTAGCAAGTGAGTGTTCCGAATCTCCTAATTTTTTAATAATATTTGTTGTATAATCCATAAATCCAAAATCAATGAATTTTAATTTCTTAGTTTTTGGATCATATACAATATTTCCTGGTTTCAAATCATGATGAATAATAGATTTTTCGAGCATTTCTTTTATTCCCTTTAATAATACATGTCCACTTAACCAAAATTCCATTATTTTATCCCTATTATGTTTATTATTTTCCATTGTTTTTATATTTTCCACAAATTTGTTCAGATCCATTCCTCCATCTGGTATAACTAATAAACTATAATCATCAATATTAATTATATTAAAATCCTTACATTTTTCAATCGACATCAAATTTTTTACTGTTAATTTAGGTACACATATTTCGGGCTTTGATATAAAGAAATCCTCATTATTATCAACATCCATTATTTTATCATATTCTGAAAGTTCAATCTCAGCGTTTTCGGTCTTCATAAGTTTGGATACCTTATTTTTATATTTTATATCTTTATCTTTACAAATCAAACTGGGTTTATGTACACAACCATAAGACCCTTCTCCAATTACTTTATACATATACAATATAAGCATAAAATATTTATTTATTTTCCAAAATTTCAGTCACAAATGTTTCTAAAGTATTCAATGAAATCTTTGAATCAAGTTCTATTGCTTTTTCACCATCTATAATGAGTTTTACTGTAGGATAAGAAGTTATAGAATATTCTTGAATAATCTTTGCTACTTTACCATCAACATCATCGGTACAATCCATTGAATGTGTTTTCACCTTATATCCACCAATAACCTTGTCATTATATGATTGAGTAAATTTTTCCCATTCTGGTTTAGCTTTTACACAATGAGGACACCAATCTACATGGAAAAAATATACATTTACTTCTATTTTTCGTGTATTTGCGTTTGCTACATCATTGAATTTCTTTCCGTCTATGGAAGACTTAGCATATTTTTTATATCCATAATAAGAGGCATAACCGAATATGAATGCGATGATGATTACAATAATATAAAAATAATATGATTTAAAATAATTATGTAAGGTAGCTAATGTTTTGTACATATATATATATTTATGTATTATAAAAATTTTTAAAATAAACGTTATTATATATGATTCCGGATGTTGTTATTTTAGTTCCATATAGAGACCGTAAACAACATTATGAAATTTTTTCAAAAAAAATGACTTATTATACTTTTCCAATTTATTATATCCATCAACTAGACAATAAACCATTTAATAGAGGTGCCATGAAAAATATTGGTTTTCTTATGATTAAAGAAATGTATCCTAAAGATTATAAAAATATTACATTAGTTTTTAATGATATTGATAGTATTAGCCCAAAGCCGCTTGATTTACAAACAGAATCAGGAATAATTAAACATTTCTATGGATTTAATTTTACTTTAGGTGGAATAGTATCGATAACTGCCGGTGATTTTGAGAAATTAAATGGTTTCCCCAATTTATGGAGTTGGGGATATGAAGATAATGCTTTAAATCAACGTGCAAAACGTAATAATATTACTATTGATAGAAGTGTATTTTATGACATTACGGATAGAAATTTTATTAGGCTGAAAGAAGTTAATACTAGAGAAGTAAATCATGATGATTATATCGCATATAAAAGGAATATTGAAGGTATACATAATATAAAAAATTTAGAATATGTAATCGGGAAAAATAGATTTGTAGATGTATCGAATTTTAGTACTGGAAGAGATCCAAACTATAATAAATATAAAATACATGATTTGAAAAATGGCAATGTAGTATTTGACAAGAAAATGCCTATGATATTTCACAAATAAGAGCATTCTAATAATTTGTATGTTATTCCTATTTCACTGTGTGTCTCCCATATTCCAGAAATCTTAAGTATATACTTTTTATTACGTGTGTCTTTTTTTGTAAATACTTTCAAATACCCTTGAGTCAAATGATTTTTTAATGTATATACAGATGTTTTATTTACATTGTTATTAGACTTATATAATTTTAATAATGTTTTTTCAATATCAATATATTGATCAATCTTTTCATTATTATCATTAATATCAAAACAGTAAAATTTATTATTTGTTAATGTACCTTTAACTTCAAATTCAAAAAATATACCTAATAGAGAAAAATTGGGTAAAGAATATAAAATTTTAGTAAAAACGCCATCAATAATAATGTTTTTTTTCTTGTCTAAAAAGAAAATGTTATTTATATTGAAATTATTTATTTTATCTACAATATTCATAAAAAATATAATAAATAGTATTTATTATGTTTTTACTATTATAGTTAATAAGGCGTGTAATATGGTTTATTATCATTACACTTTACAATATAATTATTGTATATTACAGTATTAGGTTCATTATTTTCACATGTAATAGATGGATCATTAATCATAACCATATCACTATTTTTTTGACATGTATTACCTTCAATTGTTTTCGGAAATAAAAAGAAAAATGACATAATAATTATAAAAGTAAAAACAATATCATTTAATGATAATTTCATATATATAATGTATATATAATTATATATAATGACTAGTGTGTATAATTTAAATAATGTACAGTGGAAAAGTGGATCATTAAATCAAGAAATTCCTGTATTAAAACGAAATAATAGAAGTTCATTATCAAATGGGCAAAGTTTATTTCGAGCATTCCCATCTCGTATTTATCGTAAAGAATTATTGTTTTCTTCTGATGAAAATAAATCATGTAACGCTTCTACAAATATTAAAGTAGGAAATTTCGAAACACCAGGTGGCGTTATCACTACAAATGTTCAAAATAATATAAATGCTCCCCTATATTTTGTTCAATCTACTATCGATGAAACTTGTTCTAATGAACCTTGTCCGAATGTGAATTCTGTACAAACAAATGCTTTAAAGAGATTACGTAGTAATGGAATGATAAAGAAGAATTATTTCACGTCGACAAAACAATATTTGAATAATCGTAATGTATCTTACAATCGTCAACAATATTCTATTTTACGTGAAGGTGATTCAAAGGCGGAGCCTGGATCAGCTGAAGCAGAAAATAATGTGTACTCTACAAATGGATTGCCGCCTAGTTGTAATCAATCTAAAAAATATTCTTTCAATTATTACAAACCGAATAATCCACAATTTAGCAATCAAGGGGCTGTATCAAATGGATCATATATTTCTCGATTGAAGTATGATTCTGAACGCACAACTGCTGCTACATATACCAATCTCTATGGTCCTTCTATGGCTGGATATGGATATGCTACAAAAGAAAAATATGGATATGCTATAACTTGTACACCTACATTTCCTAATGGGTCAACAACTATGGTACCATGTGAATCCAAATAAAATATATATGATTAATATATAACCATATGTACAAATTATATAAGAAACAAGAACAAAATATTACCCAAAAAATAAAGGAACGAACAAAGAACCTTACTGAATCTTATAAAATACAAAAAATAGAAGAACGTAATTTATATAATTTTTTGAAAAATGGATTTCCGATCAACCGTAGTGTTTTATTTTTTGATGATATGCTTGAAAATATTGAAGAAACAAATCTACATAGTCGACGAATAATTCCTGTATATTTACCGTTTGAAGAAGTATTTATATTTAAGCATTTTGACATAGACCAATCATTTGAAGATGTTAAAAGTAAATTCAAAAACAATAATTATGTTACTAGAATGACAAATAGATCTATGATGAAATCAGATGGTATTACAAATAAATATACCACAGTTGATGATGAATTATTGCCAACTATTGAGCAAAGATTATATGATTGGGTATTACAAACTGAAAATCATAAACAGAGATATGCTTTTTTTGACTGGGATTTTACACTTAATGTATATGGAGGTTTCAAATTAATTGATCGCACTGTTAAAACAATGGATGATACTTTATTAGTACTATTAGGTGGAAAAGAACGGTTAGAAAATATACGTAATATTTTACAATTCTTAATTACACATAATATTAAAATATATATTATTACTGCTAATCCACAGGCAGATGAAAATAATGAATTATTTGTCATATTATTACAACGATTAATGGGTAAACAAAATTTTACACATCAACAATTAGTTTATGCGAATACATATATCACGCCGAAATATAAATTAATCCATGAAATTATTACAAAACATAAAACATCTACACAGAAAGTTCAAAAGAAGAATAAAAATAAAACTGAGAAACAAAAAAGATTGTAAACATGGTTATATTAAGTAAAACAGTTCTGTCTCTGGAATACATTGTGTTCAATATTATGTTTCGAACACCATTTTATACATTTGGATAAATTTATTTGTATTAATGAATCGATTTTTTCATTTTTTGTTTTAGATTCAATGAATCGAATTGTCGAATTTATATTTTCCAATTGTTGCTGTCCAAATATAGCATTATATTCTTCCATTTTTGTAATAAAATGGTTCGGTATGTCAAATGTAAATAATCTGTTTATATTATTATTATTAATAATCATACACAGTGTATGTCTAATTAAAGGTATATGTATATTATTTCGAAACCCTTTACATACTACATATTTTTCACTATTCGCATAACGACTTGTTTGAGGTTTTGTAATATAAACTTGATTATAACAACTACTCAATAAATACAACAGATCCATAGTATTGCTTAAAAAACAATCAAACATCTTCAATACAAACACACCTCCCTCATTTTGTGTACATAAAGCATAACACACTTGTGCCATTAATAATTTGAAAATAGTACTTTCTTGATTATTGAAATCAGTAGAAAAATCAAATCCACCATCTGCAGTTATTAAATGCATACTATTATTATATTTTTGAACAACTCTGTCGAAATTATCAATATTTAATAAATCGCCTGTACCTGTACTACCAGTTTCGATATATACATTTTTATTTTGCTTTAAAAATAAATCGCTTTTTTTCCATGATGGAATATTAGGATCATTATCAGTATCCATAAGTGTCATACCTACATATAAATCTGATTTATTTTGTCTTTCTCTTGCTACTGCTTCAATAAATCCTCCTGGGCCTTCTGCCAAATGAAATGTTTTTATAGGAGTGGATTGTTTTATCAAATCAAATACAAGTATGATTTCCACCATCTTGAAAAAAGATCTAGATAATGGTTTATATTTTGATACACATAAATTATATTGATTACAAACCGTATTGATATACTCATATGGATTCGTGAATTTTTTATATATATCCCAATCTCTTTCATGTAAATTAATTTTGAATTTAACTTTTTGTAAATATTCTGATAAAGATGGATTTATACAAGGTTTTATATCAGTATTATTTATTTGACAATTTAATTTTTTATAAACACATAAATTTACGTTAGGTAATAAGTAATATATCATAATATATTATTTACTCAAGGTTTATATTTATTTCTTTTTAACTATTTTGACTCGCTTATTTGTTTTTTTAGCATCTGATTTTTCGACCGGTATTTCCATATCTTCTACGGATTTTGTAGAGCTTATTTTCACCAATTTATCTGCATCAACCTCGCGCAATTTTCTGAAAACAAAATATCTATTCATGAAAGAAACCTGCTTTTCTTGTGAAGACATATACAATGCGTTTTTATAATCTTGTGTTTTTTTACGCTTTGATTCACTCTCCATTTGATTAAATAAATCTTTAAATAATCCAGTGCTTCTAGGTAATCCCATTGATATAGCATCCTCATCTGTGACTAACATAAACCCATAATTTTCCATAACTCTTATAAAATAATCGAAATTAACCAAATATTCCTTTGATACTTTTCCAATAGAATCTTGAAATACATGAATCGGATAATTTAATGATGTTTCGTCATCTGGAAATCCCGTTTGTTTATATTTTTTGGTAATTTCATACATCTTATTATTATTTTCCATATAAACAATTGAATCATCATATTCAGTATGTTTCAACAAGTCAAATACAGTTTGGCCATCATAACATGTTCCTATGAAATAACCATTTAACTTTGTACACTCCGCCAAATTTCTGGCAAATTCATTAAGCACTTTTTCATTTTCAAAGAAATAATGTAACGAAAATTGTACTGAACTAATGTTAAAACCACCACTTGCTACGCCATAATTATTTTTAACCACTTCGCCTAGTGTAGTTGCGTCTTTAGGGCCATTGCCGAATATCGCCTGAGTTATTTCTTTCTCCTTAGATGTAGCAAACTCTTCATTGAACGCAGAACCTTTTCTTATATTCTCTCCACTATTTCCATTCACAAATATACATGTAGGTATTTTTTTATAACTTGTCATTTGATTTAAATATCTAGCACAAGCACCATCCTTTCTATTATTAATATTATCACGCGATAGATCAATGCCAAATACAAATCCCAGTTTACTATCAATCCATTTTGGTAAATCACCTGCTTTACCTACCGCATAATCAATGAGGGATTGCTTAGGCTGACTCACCGCTTGGATTAATCTCTTTTTAACGTATAAATTGTGGAAGTCACGCATCGATTTAGATTTTAATGTACTACCATTTCGTTGATAATATACTTCAGTTTCTGTTTCTTCACTATAATTATCGAAATAAGCTGTAATATCTAACCCACTTGAAATCATATTATTTGTAATTGGATTATGTATGGTAAGCCAATTGTTATTTGCCACGCGATACGCATTTCCAAAATTATTATGTCCACTTTTTAATTCATTTGTTTTATCATAACGTACACGTAATGGTTTCCATCTCCATCCAGGTCGTTCATTTAAATCATATTTGAATTCTACAATCATATGTTCTTCGAAAAATTCTCCTTCTTCTGTTAACATATATAATTCTTTACCGTTTCTTTGTAGCAGAATATTGGCAAAACAAGCATTTTTATCATATGGATCAGTAGGAATAAATGGTTCAGGTCTATAATTATTTCTGTTAGTTTCGTCTTGAGATCTTGAAGAACGAACATTACCCTTTAACATATCTTCAAATGGATTCAAATAACCGTCTTGTGTTTCACTATAACCACACATCAAAATTAATGTTTTATATTGACTAATAGAATCCCCTCCAACTAAATCTATACCATCTTGAAAAATATTATGTATTTCATCTTTACCGGTATGATCTTTTTTAATACTTACTAATAAATCGATAGTATTGAATTCCGCAGGTTTCCATTTGAAACTATAATTCCAAGTACTTTTATGTAACGGTCCTGCTATTCCTACTACGTCGCTACCCACTGCCTTATCACTTGGTGTAAATATTAAACCATCGGTATTATATTTATATATGTTATCATGTATATCACTCAATATCTTAGAACAACCTTCAAATATAGACGTCTCTTCGGTAACCGCATAAAATGTTTTGGTTTCAATATTGAACTCACATGATTCTTTTGAGTTTAAAATATTTTTATGTTTTAATAAAGTTACAAATTGTGACATCAAATTCGCCCGATATTTAACATTTTTTCCTTTATATAATTCGTCATCGCCAGGTGAAATATAAAATGGATATGTTCTCACATCTTGTGTATTTATAAAATAAATATCAAATACCGCATATAAATTAATATTATTATTGTATTTATCATAAAGAATATGTTCACCGTCTAATAAACTATTAAAACAATCTTTGTTTTCTGTTTTAGAACCGGTAAATATAATACTCATATTTGTATTTATCAAGTATATCTTTCCTTCTTCATTTATATATAACAAACAACGATTACCATCTGCTTTATCAGTAACAGTATAATTATTTCTTATGTTAGGCAAATTCATATTTTCATAATCTTCTACTATGTTTTTAATTTGAAGTGTATATGAAGATGGACCGATGAAATCTTTTGGATGAATTCTTTTGAACTCTTTCTCTTTTCCATGTAATAAAACAAAATATGAATGAAGAATATGATCTTGTTCAACATATGAAATTGGATAATTTGTTTGTTGAAGACCAGACAAAACAACACGCATTATTTTTCGAATTACGTCTATTATCTTGTCAATTGTATCATATTTACTCCCTACACCAACTCTATGATTATCTAATTCCATTTCAATTTCATAATGCTCCAAATTGTTAAATATATTGGAATCATGGATATTAAATGTACTCATCATAGTTTTCCCTTTGTTTGTAGTTTTTGATGATTTGACAATACTCAGATCCGCAAATAATGGCAGATCTTTATGAACAAAACGAACACGATTTAATAAACGAAATGTCTTTTTAAAGTCACCCCACTTATCAATAATTCCGCGAATTACCGAAGACTTAGCACTATACGATTGTTCTAATTGATATGCAATACGTGTGTTAAATTCTTTGAAGTCAGCCGGTTTTATATATTTTTCATTCAGTTGCGGAGTGGTTTTTTGTGTGAATTTCAGTTTATCGTATGTAGTCGACGGCATAGATAATATTTTATCCAAACTATTTGTTTTACAATATTCTTGTATCAAATCCAACCCGACTAATTCTGTACGAATATTCGAGCGCTTGGTAATACCATTATTATCCACAAACCAATGGAATATGCGTAAACTGTGGAAACCATTTGGATTTTCCGGTTCAAAGCCATGATTATATAATGCTTGAGCAACATTATCATAATCAATCTTAGAAAATGGTTTATAATCTTTATTTCCACCAAAACGCAATTCTATCTCACTTGTCTTTCCATCTTTACGCGCAATTGGATTACTTTCTAAATAATTATTCAATATCACGTGTAATTGCTCTTTCGGGGTTTTCTGTTCCATTATAAATAATATATAGTAATTTCATATATTATTTTATTTGTATTAACATTGTTTCAATTTTTTTATAATATACATTGTTTCGTAATCGCAATATAATGACTTTGCTTATCATTTTTCTCAGGTTTTATACCAAGTTTATTGCTAATAGTGCGCAATTCATCTACTTTATATGTTGAAATAGCTTTCAATGGCATATCATATTTTTCCAATAAAAAACGATCACATATATTTTTTATATCTGGATTCATTACATAATTATATAAATGTTTTTTTTTGTATAATATCAATGGTTCGACTGTTTCATCGTAATCATCTGGTATAATAGCATAATAAACACGATCATTATAAATAATTACTTTACGTTTATAATAAATAGCCAATACATGTAATGTTTTAATAGTTATATCTACATTTGTCATTAAATCTGAAATATGTTCTTTAATGTTATTTTTTGTCATCTTCATATTTACATTTTTCATAGCACTAGGTGTTTTCGTGAAAAAATCAGCAATTTTTTGTTTTTCGTCCATTTGTGTATTGGTATATTTACTCAATTCATCGTATTTTTCTTTTGAATAAATATGTATATACATCATCCAAAATAATGTATCCTTTTGGAAAATAGTTTCCATTTTTTCATTAGATTCATTTATTTCTAAACATTCCAATTTCGACTGTTCGATATGTTTGACTTGTGGAATATGAAAAAACATGTACTTCTCTAAGTTAGAGATATCACATACACTATAACTTGTTTTTACAAAAATATTGTGATAATTCATTACATATAATTAGATCATGTTACCTTTATATACATTTTTAAAATTCTTCATCTGTTTCATAGTCGGTACAATCTTCTATCATCTCGCTGATTTCTTTTTTAAAGTTCGCGGTAGATGTTATACCAATTTTACGCATTTTCACATTGAGTTTCATGACGTAATCGAGACATGTACTTATATTACGTGCGCTACGGAAATTTATATTATATAGATCAAATTCCAATTCATGTGGTGACTTATAATTTGACCATATTCTTGGAAAATATTTGTAAAAGAATAGAGCATGTTCCAAATCACCTTGATTCATAACATTCACTAATCCCAATATATATTGCTTTATAACCGTCAAAGGGATAATTTGCTTCTCTTTCATATTTTCAATAAAACTATTAAAGAGAATCATTTTACCGCGCAAATATATTTGAATGAATAATATACTCCAAATGTAACAAAAGTGATTTTGCGAGTCAGTATGTTGAATATTTATACATCTTTGTAATTTTTCATCACTGATCTCCTCTAATTCTGGTGATATGAAATCTTCGAAACCACCAGTAGGTTGTAACATATATTTAGTATTTACTGGCTTACATGTAAATGTAAATTTATTATTTGTTTTTTTAAACAATATTCTCAATATTTCTCTACTATTGAATATTTTATGTGCCAATTTAATAAAGCAGGTTTGTGTTCCTGATATTAATGTATTATTACCATCTTTATAGTCTCCAGACATTGAATCAAATATACGCACAACATTTTGTTTTATATCGCATACAAGAGCACCATAATGACCACCTTCACCTAGATTTACTCCAAATATAGTGTAGATTATTGTACTTTTATTCACTTTTGATTTTTTTATTTTTCGCGTAGCATCTTCAATATACTTACGTACCACCTTTTTATTATATTTACTGGGTTCTGTAATCCACTCGCCATTTTCATCTTGTTTTATGTCCACTGTATCAGATCTCAGATAAATAGAATTCTCATATTCACCGCCAATCTTCTTCAACAAATTCTCAATGCGCATATCGTTACCATCCATTATGAATTGGCGAAATATCTCATTTGCGTTTTCAATCAAAACTAGATCCAATCCATCATGATTAAATATCAAATCCTTTTGTATATCATCCAAATAACCATAACTGATGGGATCAATCAATTCTAGTGGTAAAGATTTATTTGACATTATAGAATATTTTGTATATTTATTTATTTTAAGGAAAAAATAATCAATTTTTTTTGTAAACATATGTCATTATATTGGGTGTAAGTATGTATCTACATATTTTAGTATATTTTAACATATCAATTGGTGGAAAAAAGACATCACAATCATAATATTCATCCAAAACATTCATATAAATACATTGACAATTATCATGTTTCATCGCTTCATAATATAATCCGTATCCACCAATAACAAATGTATTTTCTATATTATCTTCTTTTTCAATGGTTTTCAAACAATCATTCAAATTTGTAAAAGTATCCACATTGTTATAAGTATCTTTCGTTAATACATAATTTACACGGTTTTTCAATGATTTACAACCCATGCTTTCGAATGTTTTTCTTCCCATAATTACCGCATTTTTTTTCGATTTATCTTCCGTATGTGTTGTAATTTTACGAAAATATTTCATATCTTCTGGTTCATTCCAAGGTATTGTCCCTTTATACCCAATACCATTATTTTTACATGTCATTACAATAATATTAAATTTCATATTATTGTATTATATTTATATTATTTTATATAACCCCATTATTCAAAAAATGCGGTTTTGAATACTTCTTTCTGTGTTTCAAGAGACTGTAATGTTGATTCTTGCTGTTTTACATAATCTAAATAAACGCTTATATCTTCAATAATATGTTGATCTAAAAATGACATATTTACAAATATACCACTTTTGTTTTCATTTATTTTGACATTGTGTTTGAGCAATATTTTCAAAATTTCAACCTGATTTATTTTTGTCATATTTTCAATCTTAGTTTTCATTAATTCCAAATCCGCCATTATGATTTATATGTCATTTTTTATTTAAGTTTATTTTTTAGTTGTAATATTTAATAACATTTAATTAGCAACCACAGAGGCAGGGAGAGGGGCGTAATCTCCCCCACCACCAATACTTTGGGCAATAAGTTCAGGTGATAAATCTCCTTCGTCCTTTTGTACTCCTCCAAACACAAACCCTCCCCCTCCAGCAATACTCTGGGAAATAGGAGCATGTGATCTAATTGATTCTCCTCTCGAACCTCTATTACCTTCTATTAAATTAAAATTTTTCAGAGCAATATATGCTAAAATAACAATTAAAAGCAAATAAAAAAGAAATTTATATGAAAATCCCAACTTCATATATATATACATATAAATAACATTTATTCAGTGGTCTTTACTGCTCTTGCTTGTTTCTTTTTCATGGCCTCTTTATCAACCAGTTTACCGATAATACTAATAAACTGATCGTTCAATTCAAAACGCACTCCAATTACATTTATTAATATATCCATATCTTCTTTAATACTATTGAAATATTTATTCATATTATGATGATCCTTTGCTAAAAATACATGTATTGGAATAATCTCATTATCAATCACATGAGCATGAATACCCGCCTTTGTGATTGTCTTACTTTTACATTCTATTAATTGACCTTCAACTGGATTCGCAATCATACATTCAAATACAACAACAAATTCAATTTGTTCATTTTGAACAATACCACAACTATAACTTCTAATATCAATAGTGCTTGGTTTGATGAATCCTTCTGCTATACATTTATTATAAGTCATATCATGTAAGTTTCTTTCCAAAATTTCTTTTACGTTACTACCAACTTCATTAATACTCAAATACACACGTTTTTCTAAGATGGATGGAATGTAGATACCATAAATAATATCACTCATGCTATATATAACATCTATTTTTTAAGTTTATAAGAATCAATTTTTTATTTTTTCGTATATATATGAATTTTATTCAATATAATTTGTTCATTGCTAAAAAACCACAATTGTCCATTATGTTGCGTATCCTGATAATGACGTAATAAAAATTCAATTAAAACAATCACTTTCATTTTTATTTCTTTTTTATTACTTTCAAATGCCTCTATTATAGTTTCTAGAGTATATTGTTCTTCACCTAAAATTTCATTTAATTTCACAACCAAATGCTTCAACTGCATATGTTCAATCCTTGATCCTACTTTATTTACATTATCATGTAAATTACGTAACTTTAATACAAATATATCCTTACTTTTATTATATTCAAAAAACCCGATTACATCACTCATTGCCGATTTAGTTATTACATTCTTTGAAATATTTGTTTTTGAAGATAATAATTCTTTATTATCAACACCGCCGGCTTTTTCCCATTTATTATCATTATAAACAAAAACACTCACTGTTTTATTATCATCACTCAATAATATACCATATATATCATGATTTTTGTCACTTATTATAATCTTATCTTCAAAATATTCTTTGATATATTTTTCCAAGACATTCAATTTTGATTTTTTATAAATATAATTCATTATATCAATCTTTGTCAAAAATTTTAATTCATCTAAAATGTGAAAAATAATGTATTTTCTTTGAACCTCTTCTATAATTCCGTATTTTTCAGATAAAAATTTTCTTATTTTATAAAACTCGGAATAAAAAGAACCCGATGATGTTTTTTTAAATGCTTCTTCATATTTCAACTTAATTTGATCTAATATTTCGTTCAATTCATCAGATGAATCTTTGAATTCCAATGGTAAATCAACATTTATGAAAGGAATTTTAACGTCAACTGGTACTTCTCTCTCGTACAAAGATGCGGATTTATTTGTTATTTCTATTGGCTGAAAATAATAAAATATACCTTTATTAACTAATCTACCGATTCTTCCATATTTATCCAATATAAACATATTTTCATTATTTACTAGATTATGAAGTGCATAGTTAATTTGATCAATTGGATATGATTTAATAGCAGATAACGTATCTACTATTTCTTTATGTGATAAAAAAAATTTACCTTGTTGTGCACCAGGTATATCTAAAAATAATTCTTGTATTTTCTTTGTTAAAACCGCATTATTTGTAACCATAAACGTATCATTATATGTTGTATTAATGATTTTTTGATCGGTGTATTTATCTTCACTCTTACATGTGTAACTACAATTGTCCATATAATCACATATATCAGTAAAAGGTTTGTCTCCCACAACTACATGTTTTTTCTTACCATTGGGTAAAACATACTGTATGTCTTCATTGGTGGGTATTGTTAGAAGATGATCTTGTATAAAATTATTTTGCCCAATGTTTAACAAACAATCCACTGAATTTTCCTTCATAATACGTGTTATAACGCCAATTTTTATTGCCTTCTTCTCAGCCACGCGATAAACATATGTGTCAACTGCCTCGGTTTTATTTTCCAAGTTTGTAGCATGTAAAAATATTTCAACATTACGTTTTTCAAAAGGTAATCCGCAATGACTCAAGTTACGAACACCTCTACCGATAATTTGTTCTATACGATTCATATTATACCATGGATCTAGTATATGAATTTGGCGAATGTTCTTGAAATCAATACCCTCAGCTGCGGCTTTTGAAATTAAAACTACTTTTACATTCTTACCATCCACATTTTCCGGACTATTCAAATATTTCACATCCGCATCATTCGTTCGAGAGTAATTTTTATCACCAGTGATCATAACATATCTAGCTTTGTTAAATGGCCCATTATGTTGATCCTTTGTTTTCATAGACATATAATCAATTGAGTCTGCCTTATCTTTCAATAATGAGTTCATACCCTTATGACTACTAAATCGACGGAATCCCATTTCTTCTAATGCCAAAGCCATAGGAATTATACCACCATCAATGTATTGTGTGTATATCAAAATAATACCCTCTGTATTCTTAATTATATTACAAATATTCGACATCTTTGCGCTATACTTATGTAACTCGCCTGGTGAAAATATTTTTCCATATGTTTTTGTTTTATAATAAAAACCGGTTCGTACTTTTATTCCTTTTCCATCATCACCAAACTCTATTTTTTCTTCTTTGTAATTCATAATATTTAATAAACCAGTTTTTCCAACCATGTTTTGAATAACACCAGAAACTCTATCTTCACCCCCTTGATTGGCTTCATCAAAATCTTCATTTGGATAAACAATATTAAGAATTTCCAATGGTCTTTGTAACATTGTATAACCAAAAGAGTCCATCTCTTCAAATGTACGCCGATTTGTATTCATATTTTCAAACAACTCTTTCATCGCAATATCCATGTTTTTCATCAAAAAATGGTATACATCTTTTTGATAACTTCCAATGCGATTGTAAAATACAGGAACATGCTGTAATTGATCTTTAATTTTCTTGTTGTTAATTTGTCTAATAGGTTCAATGAATTTAAAATCCAAATAATCTTCGTGATTCGCATAAATTCTTACCGGAAATGTATACGGATTTTCACCACGAACATAAGATACATAACCGGTTAATTTCCGAATAAGTAGTTCGCGACCAGTGCTTATAATTTCACCTTTATTATTGAATACATCATTTATCTTAATTGGTGCTTTATTATCATTGCTACTCATTAAATTCGTCAACCATATAATCTCTTCATAAGAATTATACATAGGTGTAGCGCTCAACAATAATAACTTTAAATTATCAGCATAGCGTACCATATCCATAACAATTTCTGCGGATTTGATATTGGATTCGCTATTATCGCGTGAAATACGTAAATTATGTACTTCATCGATTATTATCATTCTATTGCTGAACAATTCTTTTATCTTCTTCAATCGCATTTTTTTCTTTTGCTTTTTATTCAAACCAGACATAGTAATATTAGTATTATCATTAATATAATTGGAAAATTGTGTATAACCCATAAACATGTAATATTGATTAATCAGCAATTTGATTTCTTTGATAATATATTGTTCACGCAGATCTTTACTAGACGTAGGATTTATTTCTTCTAACAATGTGTTTCCAACGCACGTATTCATTGACCATAACCCTTCCCTAAACTTTAATTTAGCAGGATTAAATAATTGACTTTTGAAATTATCCTGTACATTGGGCGATGCTACAATAATAATTGACTTGCGTTTACCCAGTTGTTTCATATACTTCCGCATTTCTTCCGAAATCCCTATAGCACTACATGTTTTCCCGCTACCAAGACCATGATATAAAAGTAAACTATTATAAGGAGTATTGAATGACATAAAGTTTTTTACAAAATTCTGATGAGGCATTAATTCAAATTCAGCATTACATAATGCTTCGGCTTCCTCTTTTACGCTAGTAATATAACCATCATATTGATGATCACTTAATTCCTTATGTTGTGACAATTTTAAATTGAACTCTTCGTCTTCTAAGCGTGGATACAAATAGTCCAAGTATTTTACAGATTTATCCTCGTCTTTTTTCTTTTCTTTTATACGTTGTTTCTTTGTATTATTTTTTGAAGTGTTTACAATATCAGTTTGTTCTACCTTTTCAGTTTTATTTTTGCGAATTGATTTTTCTATTTTATTGTATAGTTTATCATCAATTACTTTCATTTTCCATACACCATTGTTCAAATAAAATTCATCATAAAATTCTGCCCATTTTGGATCAGTACTTACAATATCATGAATTGATTTACGAACAAGTTTTCTATTACTATCATCGGGGTCAGTAATATATTGATATAGTTTTCGTGGTTCATAAACATTGGTTTTCTTATTTAAAATCCAATATTTGGGTTTTTCAACAGTTGTCATTATATTATAATATTATATAATTACAATACACATATTGTTAATTCTTTTAACATATTATTCACTTTTGTAATCACTTTTTTCTTTTCTAAATTATAATTTCTTATATGATCCATACATTCACTATAATTCATCCATTTCATACAACTTACTTCAGAACGCTGATAATTATCCATATTTTTTGTATATTTTTCATCCATATACATAACAAAATACTTATGTTTATAAGATTTATAATTAGACCCAGTAAATATTTCTTCAAATGGTATGATGTTATCAACATTATTCAAATGACTTCTACTGTAGCCAGTTTCCTCACAAAATTCACGTAGCGCACAATCATAATCATTTTCATTTACATTACGTCTTCCTTTTGGAAATCCCCACTCTGGTTCATTCCAAATATTTTCATCACAAGTATTTATCAATGATTTCAGTGTATAAAATTCCGTTTTATTATATACTCCATTATACAATATATTGAATTTATCTTTTGAATTCATTTCCTCACTCTTATATTGATTATTTGATTCTTCGTCACACCAAATTGTATTCCATATTTTTTCAAAAGGTTCTGTTAATAACATTGCTTTTTCATCTAGTGTCATTTGTTGAATCATATTTAATATATACTCTTTATCATTTAATGAATATTTTCCTCTGATAAAATCGATAAACCCCAATGTTTCCTTACGTCTAATCATTAAATATTCTATCTGTTCTGCTACTTTTCTAAAACAAATTATACCTATACTTGTAATAGGTAATTTACAATGGCTAAATAAATGTCCAATACGTCCACAATTATTACAATATATTTCCATTTACGCTTCTATTAATTTTATTTAATCATATCATTCTATATAGTTTATATGACTGAATATAATCCACAAGTTTGGGGACCACATTATTGGTTTGTTTTATATACAATCGCATCTACATATCCCGATACTCCGAATGAATTTACAAAAAGAAAATATTACGATTTTATTCAAAATATGCCACTTTTTATACCGAATATATCAATTGGTAACCACTTTAGTGAACTATTAGATAAATATCCATGTAGTCCATATTTATCATCTCGCGATTCATTCAAAAAATGGATCCATTTTATACATAATAAAGTAAATGTGTATATTGGTAAAAAAGAAATATCCTTTTTACACGCAGATGATTTATATAATGCACAATTTAAGCCTAAACCCATTATTCTGAGTGAAACATTTAAAATTCGAAAACATCATATTTACTTAATATTTACTATGTGCTGTATTATTTTTATTTATATATTTTATAAGAATACATGAGATTTGAAATTATAATTATTGTTATTTCTGCTTTAGTAATCGCCAATATTTATACAGATGGTAAATACTTGAGATTGGCACTAACTTGGAAAAAATATTATCAAATGATCGGTGTCGGTTTATTCGGATTAGTTTTAATATATTTACTACGAAAAAATCCGGATCGCGCCAAAGACATTATTGAATCCTCAAATGAATATTTGAAAAATGTGCCTATTGACAAAGATTCATATAATTTTATTCATCCCATTATGGATTTTACATCAAAACAACAATACGGTCAACATGGTCAATCTATAACGAATAATGACCCACAGTTATACAAATATCAACAAAAAGTAATGAATTCTGGCGGCAAAGGTACAAAACGATCAGTAAGTGAAACAAAGAAGAAATTTGTAGCCGCAAAACAAAACTGGTGTTGTGGTGACTGTAAAAAACAATTGCCTGCTTGGTTTGAAGTAGATCATACAGTTCGTCTTGAACACGGTGGTAGCAATCACGTAGACAATTTAGTAGCATTATGTAGAGATTGTCATGGCAAAAAAACTGCGATTGAAAACTTATAATATGTATATATATAAAACATGTCAGGTATAAAAAAAAAGATTTTGAAAGGGGTATCTGAAATCAAAAAAATTAATAAAAGTAATGATGAAAATTTAAAAGAATTAGATAAAACAGAAGGGTTCACACTTTTTAATAGTTCTTTAAAAGAAATTTTCAATATAAAAAACGAAAGTTCACAAACGCTTATTAAGTATGGTTTATTATATGTTTTTATTATTGGTATTACGCTGTTTTTATCAAATCTATCTGGCAAGAAACAAGTTTTTGATACAGATACGTATTTGTATATTAGTATATTCATTTTGCCAATTTTAGTCATTATTGGACTCATTGTTTTTTCAAGTAGATCTCAAAATACTGTTGCGATATTTATGTATGCCGCAATAGGGCTTTTTCTTCTTGTTTTCTTTGTACAATTTTATTCTAATATTAAAAGTTTATCCGGAACATATCAACATTATTTAACATTATTTACACAAGTAATAATAATATCATTGGTTGTAGTCGGATTTACATTATTTTATAACGTATTTAGTGATAAATTACAAAGAATTCCCGGTACAATAGGAATCGTAGTGAATTTAATATTCTTCATACCATGTTTCATTAATGATTTTATCATATATATTAAAAATCAATTCAAAATTACTCCATCTGCTACTTATATATTACTGGTTATTGAGGCATTGCTAATTTTAGCATATATTTATTTACCATCATTATTTAGTTCAAGTTTGTATAACAGTCACAAATTATTAAATGAACCTGTTTTTTTAAATGTATATAAGGTAATTGGACATGGTGAAGATATACCAATGAATAATAATATGCTAGTAAAAAATAGTAATTTCGGTGAACTAAATAGTCCTACACCTTATGTGAATTATTCAATGTCAATGTGGTTATATTTAAATACACAAAATCTTTCGAAAATGGAGAAACACATTTTTAGCTATGGTGAAGATAAATTGAGATTAGAATATTTCTCTGAATATGATTCAATAAAAGAAATTTTATCCGAAACTTTAGATAAAAAACATAAAGTTAAAATTACTTTTGTCAAAGATAGTGATTGTAATAAATTGAGATTGTCACTTGAAGAAAATGAAAATTACGCATCTGATCTTGTAAATATAGATGATTTTTATAATAAATATAATACTATGTGTAGACCAATGTCAAAAGCCGATTTTGAAATCATGACAAATGTAAATAATGATAATGAAGTAAATTGGCGCGAATTTTTGGATTCTCAAGACAAACACGAAATATATACATTTGTAGATCTTGACTTACAAAAATGGAATAACATTGTGGTAAATTACGATAGTAATAATGTGGATTTATTCATAAATGGAGAATTAAAATATTCTAAAAGCTATGTAAACATGTTTCCAAAATATAAAGAGACAGACAGAATTGCTGTTGGTAATTCCGATTTACAAGGCGCCATTTGTAATATAGAATATCATGAAAACGTTATGTCAAAAGCCGATATTGTCGCAAATTATAATTTACTTTTAAATAAAAATCCTCCATTAAATAATATAGTATAATTTTATATAATGAATACCATAATTATAGTATTAGGTGTAATTTTATTAGTAGTAATATTATATTTAATTTTTCAAAATCTATTTTCTGGCGAAACTGCTTTAGATGAACAAAATAGTTTATCTTCCCAAATTCCTGCTATTCCATCAGGAAATTTATCCGTTCCAGATTCAGCACGTTTTACGTACAATGTATGGTTATATGTCAACAGTTGGAATACAAACGCTACAAAAACAATATTTAGTAGATTATATGAAACAAAATTATATTTAGATCATAATACTGCTACTTTGAAACTCGATGTGGGTAACCCAGCAATTAGCGATAGTGAATCAGAGCAAGAGAATTATTTAGAAACTATCGATATAACAAACAACTTCCCTCTTCAAAAGTGGGTTTGTGTTTTGGTAAGTGTAGATAATAATATCATCGATGTTTATTTAGATGGGAAAATGGTAAAATCCGTTTTCATTGGAAACAATGTAAGCCCACCATTCCAAAATATGCAGGTCAGTTCATCAATTGTATTTGGAAGTGGTTGGGATGCGTATATTTCAAAATTTGAAAGAAGACCAAAACCAACAGATCCAAAATCCGCATGGGATAAATACATGGAAGGAAATGGTGGCAGCACTATAAGTAACGCATTGGGCAATATAAATGTCAATGTATCAGTATTAAAGGATAATGTAGAAACCAGTTCATTTTATCTATTTTAATTCAAGTATATTTTATCATATTAATATAAGTATTAATATAATGGATTACTTTAATCAACCTTTAGCGGATTCATTGGATGATCAAAAGAAAAATAAACCAGATGGTTCTACAAATAATCCAGAAACTAATCCTTTTGGAGAAAGTGACCAATCTAGTTCATCAGTTTTTGGAAATAATGATACAGCAAAAAACCCTGAAGATAATCAAACAACAATGGGTTATATACAAAGTTCATTTGAAGGCGCAAAAGATTCATTTAACAAAACAGTAGAAGATATATCGTCAAAAGATTTATTAACTAGCGGTAAAGAATTTATTGCTTCAAATACAATAGTAACAAAATTAGTATTTTTAGTACTTATATTGATCTGTTTTTTAATTTTAATGAATTTAGGTATATTTTTGATTATTTACTTTGCCCAACCTGAGAAAAATCCTTTTTTAGTTGATGGTGTTATAAATGGAAATCGTCAAAAAACTATACTTCAAGATCCTAAGAATTCCAACTCTATTACAATTTATAGATCAAATAACCAAAATGAAGGTATTGAATTTACTTGGAGTGTTTGGCTATTAAGAAATAATACAGAAAGTAATTTAGTTTATAACAATATTTTTAACAAAGGGTCGGGTAATTATAATTCCGCTGGTATAGCGGAATTAGGAAATGGTCCTGGTGTATATTTCTATAATACCAATAATGATCACAATAATATTAAAATTGTAATGGACACAGTTGCCTCAAATACTACGTCAAATATTAAAGAAGAAGTTGAAATTACAAATTTACCTATTGCTCGTTGGTTTCATCTATCTATCCGTATGGAAAACAAAATTATGGACGTATACGTAAATGGTGTAGTGGCAAAACGTGTTGCTTTTGAAAATGTACCTTTCCAAAATTACCGAAATGTTTTAGTATGTCAAAATGGTGGATTTGATGGAAATTTATCTGACTTGCGATATTTTGATACCGCATTATCTGTTTTTCAAATGATGAATATTGTAGAAGCTGGTCCTAATTTACGTTCAGCAGATGATGATAATAATACTAAATATAATTATTTAGCAACTTCATGGTATATGAATAATTGAATATAAAATTATAATAATCAAATATAATTAATTATTATAATGACTTCATCTAGTTGCGTTTTAATACAGTCCATGAGACGTATATTATTAACAAATAGCGTCGCACCACCAAGACTTGAAATTGTGTCTCCATATACAGATACTACAGCAAGTGAAGTACCTCCATCACAACCTTTTTATAAAAAAAAACAATTGGATATGCGGAGAAAATATCAAATATTACAGCATAAAAATAATGGTTCAGTTAATGGTAAACAAACAAAGAAAGTATTATATACTAATCTAATGAATAATAATAGAAATCGGTATACAATAAGTGTTATGGAAAATGACAATGTTACAGTATATTCATCAAACGCATGTCCAGACGATAATAATATTGCTGTTCCTACTACTTCATCTGATGTACCTGGACCCACGGAAATGCTATATTATGAACCAGATGTTCCATTGTATATGTTTGGATATCAAAAAAATGATTATGCCATTTTACCTAAAAATGTAGATATGAATAACATAGCACAAATAATAAGTAATAGTAATATTAATGTTAATATCAACGAATTAACAAATATACTTACTATGATATTTCATGAAAACAGCCCACATGGTGATCAAAGTATAGATATTACTATACCAATGCTTATAAATATTTCAGGAAATACAAGTGATATGAACTCGGATGTCAAGGTAATAATCAGTGACTTTATTGTACAAATATTACAGGGTAATCAAGAAATAAATATTGAGAATTTAGAAATATTTTTAGATAATAATGAAATTATTATTGATAATTTTGATGAAAATGGCGAATTCGAAATTAATCAAGAAATAATTGCGAATATCAGATATAATTTCCAACTTTTATCACAAGGTACAATGAGTGTCAATGTTCAACCTATTTTTACTGTTATAAATGGAATTATTGATGAAATATCCGTTATAGCAAATCCAGATAGTAGTAATCAATTTAACGTAAATATATATTAAGCATTGGGATCTTTATTTACTTCCTCTGTAACTTTAACTATATTCTCTGCTAAATTTACAGCATTATTAATAGATTCAGTGGTTTTTTTAACTTCAGCTACCTTTTCCTGAACTTGTTCCTTAACTTCAGCTACAACATTCTCTTGAACTTGTTCCTTAACATCTTCTACCTTTTCCTGAACTTCAGCTACCTTTTCCTGAACTTGTTCCTTAACATCTTCTACTTTATCCTGAACTTGTTCCTTAACATCTTCTACTTTATCCTGAACTTGTTCCTTAACATCTTCTACTTTATCTTGAACTTGTTCCTTAACATCTTCTACTTTATCTTGAACTTGTTCCTTAACATCTTCTACTTTATCTTGAACTTGTTCCTTAACTTCAGCTACTTTATCCTGAACTTGTTCCTTAACTTCAGCTACAATATCACTTAGATTAGAAATATTACCAGAGCCATCAAATTCAACAACAATATTAGAAGTATCAACAACTGCTTTGAGAACATTACCACAACATAAAAGAAATTTTTCCATATATATATTGTAAATATATTTTACTATATATAATTTATATTCTTACACATGCTTGTTCACTTTCAAAGATTTTACCAGACATACATTTTTCATGTTGATCCATTTGAACACACTTTCTTTTATTATCAAAATCACCGACGAGACACCAGTTTTGTTTTACAGAACTAATTGGTTTTTGAATTGGATTTTCAGAAATATCTTGTTTAGGTACATTGTTTTGTACTGGCATTGACAAAGATTGTTTGAGTTGAGATGTATTACCGCCTTGTTTACTTGCCTTAATTAATAAATTACCAATATCTTGAATACTACCCTCGGCAATATCTATTGCCAATTTAGAAGTATCTGATACAACATCTGCGGATGTATTTAAAACTGTTCCGGTTGTATGACCAATTAATGACAAAAAACGTGATACAATTGGACTTAATGAAATCGCAATATATTTAATTATATTGCTCAAAATATCTAAAAGATTTATTCCTAAAAATGTTAATATAAGTAAAACGCTTAATGTTAAAATTATGGTATTTTGAACAGTAAATAGAGTAGGTGGAGGTTGAAATTGACTAGGACCATCAACATTCATTGGTTGCATGTTTATTGATCTCATATTTCCAGGTTGTATATATTGAGTATTCGGAACGATATTAGACATATATAATTATAAAAGATTTCTTTTCGTTTGTTGTAATGTATTTTTTTATGACTTTATATAAAATTATGGCTAATTTCTCATTATTTGAAACTTTTTTCTTTATAACTTTAGCAATTACATTTATTTTAATTTTGTTATTAGTTTATCATTTTAAAGATAGACTTACAAAATTAGAACAAAAAAGCGACTCAATGTTTGAAATTATTCAAAATTTATCCGGAACATTTAGTGAAGAAATATCAAGAATCAAAAGTGGTGGAAACGGAAACGGAAACGTAATTTTAAGTCCTACAATGAATCCATATGTTGTACCAAACGATGAAAATGATTTAATTGAAGCAGATTTCGATGTAAGAAAAATAGAAAATATAAATTTAGCATTACAAGAAAATAATGAAGATGATATCGATGACGAAGAATATAGCGATAGTGATAGCGATGAGAATGAGGATGAAAGTAACAGCGACGAAGGTAGCGACAATGAAGAAGAAAACAGTGAAGTAGAAGATAACGATCAACAATTAAATGAAATCGATTTAAAAAGTGAGGATGAAACTACTATTGAAAAAATAGATATACCACATATGGTTGAAAATGATAATATTGATTATAAAAAAATGAATGTATCACAATTACGTGAATTAGTAACTTCTAAAGGTTTAAGCAATACAGTTGGTAAACTAAAAAAAAATGAATTAATTGATCTTTTATCTCAATAAATATGTAAATCATATATATAATGTTTGAACCCACATATACTTATATAAAAACAAAGAAAGAACAAAATGAACGTTTTGTTCCACCAAGTGAAAAATATAATAATGAAATATTGTCAAGAAATAGTATTGTAGCAAATTTCACATACAGAGAATATTTAACGGATAATGCTAAAAAAATAATACAAAAAAATAAAGAATTATACAAAACCGCTTAATTCATATAAATAAATAATTCATTTATATGAATATGAAAATCGCCAGTTTCGACATTGGTATAAAAAACATGGCATATTGTGTTTTTGATATATGCGCAAATAATTTGCCAAAAATTGTTGACTGGAATGTAATAAATTTAACAGATGATGTTGTATATAATTGTAGTTGTACAATGAAAAATGGTAAGCCATGTAAAAGTAAGGCGAAATATAAAAATGGTGAACGATTTCTTTGTGAAAAACATTCAAAAGAAGGTGATTATTTACAATCTTTGTCATTTGTTAAAAAAATGAAAAAAGAAGAATTAATTTCATTTTTAAAAACACATTTAATTGAATGTACTGGATTAAGTAAACAACAATTATTAGATAAATCTTTGGAAATATGTCAAAAGAAATTATTAATTAAAATAACTAAATCTAATGCGAATTTTGTAGACTTAGTGAAAATTGGGAGAAGTATTAAAAATAGTTTCGATGGATTATCATGTATGAAAGATTTAGATCGAGTGTATATAGAAAATCAAATATCACCGATTGCTTCACGTATGAAAACAATTCAAGGTATGTTAAGTCAATATTTCATAATGAAATATGATGAAATAAAGATTGAATTTTGTTCATCGAGTAATAAATTAAAACATATGAATAAAATATTCGAAAAATATGGTATTAAAAATGGAATAGAGAACGAAAATACTAATGTAAATGGCGGTGGATCAAAATATCGACAACATAAAAAAGACGCAGTATTTTATTGTAGTCAAATATGTGAGAAACAATACACAAGTTGGGCATATGTATTGAAGACTACAAAGAAAGATGATTTGGCCGATTGTTTTTTACAAGGGTTATATTATATTTTATAAATTATTTGTAATTTAAATATTATTTATTCGTAGAAACTTAAACATTAAATTTGTGTAGTATATTATGGAGGAAATCACACTATCTGAATTAGAACCAATTAGTATTGATTTAGGAAGTGGTGGTGGTAGCAGTAGTTCAAATAGTTTTGGTGGGGGGATAGAACTTTTGATGAATGATAAAAATAAAAGTTCAAATAGTGCTGATGTTAATTTAGCAGATTTAGATAAATTAGAAAATGAATTGAATGATCTATCTTCTATTAAATTAGATAACAGTAATTTCACACCAAAACCTGTAGAAACCTTTAATAATTTTACTACTGAACCACCAATTACCTTAAAATTAAATAGTGATCCATTATACGGAGATAAAATAAATGATTCGAAAGTTGGATCATCGACTGTTGAAAGTATGGGTAATCAATCAACATGGGATGGATTTACAAAAATTAATGAAGTACCGCTTCCAAATGAGAGACAACAACCTATGAATGATCGCGAAAAACGCCGCAAAAAACGTCATATGTTGAAGAATCTTCAACAATGGTCTGAAAAAGGTATTATTAAAGATATTGCGCATTTAACAATGGATTCCGCATTTGATGAAATCGAAGATGAATATGAAGGCGCGATTGAAGATAAACGCAAAAAAGATTCAGTAAAGATTCAGCAAAATTGGATGATTACAATGGTAAATACTATAGAATATGGTAATTCTATGTTTGATCCACTTGGTATATCTCTGGATGGTTGGGGAGAATCAGTAAGTGAGGATATTGATAGTTATAATGAAATATTTGAGGAGTTACATGAAAAATACAAGGGTGGAAAAATGAGTCCGGAATTGAGTTTATTGCTTCGTCTTGGGTTCAGTGCTAGTGTAGTACATTTTAGTAATAAAGCTCTTTCTTCTGCTGCACCAGGATTTAATGATGTTATTAAACAATCACCTGAACTAATGCGTATGTTTACCAGTGCTACAGTAGATACTATGAAACAACAATCCCCTGGTATGGCATTTGCTGAAGAACTTTTGAATACTAAACCAAATATGTCTGGTGGACCACCACCTGGGCCAGTTAAAAGTCGGGATAATGAACCACCTCAAAGACCAGGATCTATGAATTATACATCTAATATTGGAACTCGCCCAGATATTAACGCAAGTAGAGGAATGATGTTTGCTGAAAATGGAGTAGAATTAAATAATAATGCGTCTGTCAATGAACCCATACCGACACCTCAACCAATATCGCGTCCTGAAATGAAAGGACCTCGTAATACTGATATAGATAATATTTTATCAGGATTGAAGAAAAATGAAAATGTAGAAAATATTACCATTCATAAAGACGAAGATTCACTTGTAAGTGTAAATAGTTTAAGTGAGATGGATAAAAATGTATTACCTAAGAAGACCAAAAGACGCAATATATCAGATAAAAAGGTTGTTAGTTTAGATATTTAATCATTGAACATTAAAAACAGATATAATTAAAATATAATAAATATATTATTACATTTTAGTATAAAATGATTTTGCCTCCTGCTATTCAAAAACCATTAATAGATATTATTCCATTGCTCACTACTGCGGTTATTGCGCCTCATGGTATGACTGATCTTATCCATGCTGAAACAAACGACAAAGTTTTACCACTTTTTCGTATTAATATGCTCTGTGTAGCAGGTGCTATTGCTTTACATATGGTGAATATGGATCTTATGACAAATGTGGCATTTATGACAAGTAGTGCGATACATTTCCGTCATGATTTTCCAATTAAAAATGAATTTTTAAAATTATGTGCGAGTAGTATCTTAGTAATGAATTCTCGACAAATTGGTGCTGAATTATTTATATGTTATATGTGTTTTATTCACGTACCTAATCATTACAAAACTTATGAATCAATGATAAGGGAAAATATAATGAAGTCAGGTCTATATATAGGTTTATGTGCGATTGTATCAACATTATATTTTTATTCTGATCCGAATATTATGCAAAA